CTATTGGGACCCCAACCGCTCGTGGCAGTTGCACGGCCGCACACGCCAGTCGTGGTACGACACCGGCGCCTCGTTCCTCGAGGATGTAAAGACCCATAAGCGCGGAGCCCGTGGCCGACGCATCGACATCCGTCCGCTGATGGAGCACCTGAAGAGCGGCAGCTGGCGCAACGAGCACAACGCTAAAGCATGGCTGTACCAGAACCGCCATCTGTGGCAGCTTACCGACGACGAGATGAAGGCATGGGTGGATGTACCCGAGCCCGAGCAAGGAAAGGTTAGTAAACCCAAAACACGAAAACGCACGAACAATAAAAAGAAATAGTTATGGGATTTTTTGATAATCTATTCAGATCGGCCACGCCGGACAACGCGCTGATGGTGCGCGAGGTGACACCACCCGCACCGGCCGTGCCAACGAGCACCAACGAGCATGAGCCAAAGGTGCAGGGCGGCGACTATCAGGAGCGCATCGCCTATGTGCGTGGCCCCCAGGAGGCGCTTTGCGCTGGCACACTGTATCGAGCCGTGAATCTGCGAGGCGATACGATGAGCGCAATGCCGGTGCAGTATCAGAAGCGCGATTTTGAAAAGGGCAATTATCAGGTGGACATGCGCGGACTGGGTAGGCGCATCAACTACTTGCTACAGGAAGAAGCGAACCCGATAATGACTGCCAGCGACATGTGGAAGTTGGTAGAGATCAATCGCCTGTTCTACGGCAACAGCTTCGTGTATATCGAGCGCGATGAGTTCGGATTCCCGCTGCACTTGTGGCTCGTTAAGTCGGGCGGTTACAACATCGTGAGCGGCACCTACTCTACCATCGTATATCTGAGCGACCACGACTATGTGACACTCACTAACGTGCCCCGCGAGGACGTGATGCACTTCCCAAACACCTTCCGCTATCAGAACGGCATCTGGGGAATCCCCACGCTTCAGTACGCCATCGAGACGCTGAGACTGAACCTCACCCTGCGACAGCAGGCACTCGAGACAGCTGCAAAGGGCGGACGTGTGAAGCTGATAATCGGCGAGGAGAAACCCGCCACCGCTCAGGGTACCATCGCTGCCGGCTTATTCAACAAGGACCAGATGAACGCCTATGCCGAGGAACTTCAGAAGAAGATGTACTCAGGGCACGACATCCTGGCAATCCGTGGACTGGACAAGGTGCAGAACATCAGCATGAATGCCCAGGAGATGCAGATGTTTGAGCAGCTGGGCGGCACGAATGATGCCTTGGCTCAGTTCTTTGGTACACCGCGCCCGTTGGTAATGCTCGACACCAATAGCCACTACAACGACTATCAGAACGCCACGATGGAGTTCCACACGCGAACCATCCTGCCGCAAAAGACCGGCAACGAGAAGGAGATAGCCCGCAAGCTGATCGGCTTCCGCGACTATGGCGTGCGCCGCATCCACATCTGCGAGGACCCGCTGATGGTGATGGACCCCGAGCGCCGTGCGAAGGTGGCACTGATGAAGCTGCAAGCCTCTATCGCCACACCAAACGAGATACGCGCCGAGTTCGACATGCCAACCGTGGCCGATGGCGACACACCACTGGCAAGCGCCAACCTGCTGACACTGAAGGCACTCCTGGCCAAGAGCGCACCCGAACCAGGGCGACCCACCAACGAGGAACCGGAAAAACCCGCTTAGTATAAAGCCTGCCACCCTTTATAGTATATCGATTACCACCCTTTATAGTATATCGCTTATGAAAATGACAAGCAAGGAAATCGAGGACGAGCTGGAGCGAGAGATTCAGCAATCCGCCAAGCAGCAGAAGCGCCGCGTGCGTCGCGCGGTAAACCCGCAACGCGGTTTTGGCTGCTAAGTAGTAACAACATGTTTTAAAAACGAGAATAGAAAATGAAACAGACAAGATTCATCCCCATCGAGACCTGCGGCCTGCAAGTACGCGAGCCACAGGAGGGACAGACCGAGAGTCGCGAGGTAGTGGGCACTCCAATCGTATTTGGTGTGCGCAGCGTGAACCTCACGCCCTGGAGCGACACCCGCGAAGTCTACGAGGTGCTGGAGCCTGGTTGTATCACAAACGACCTGTTGCAGCGTTCGGACGTGATCCTGAACCTGAATCACTCCAACATGGTTCCCGACGTGCTTGGTCGCTGTCGCAATGGCAAGGGCACACTCTCGCTCGAACTGCGGGAGAACAAGATAGAGTGCCGCTGCGACCTGCCGCACACTAACAACGCCAACGATGCACTGGAGCTGATGCGTCGTGGTGACATCACCGGCATGTCGTTCGCATTCGAGGACGACTGGCAGGATTCTGAGAACGGCGTATCGTATGAGCGCACCGCCGAGACACACGACGGCAAGGAGGTATGGCTGCGCCACGTAAAGCGCATCACTGGCCTCTATGATGTCGCCATCGTCACCCACCCAGCCTATCAGCAGACCAGCGTGGGCACCCGCGAGACCGGCGACGAAATCGACAAGGCCATCGAGGAGCAGCTGAAGCGCGATGCTGGCAACGACGACGCACAGAAGCAGCGTGAGGCCGAAGAGCAAGCCAAGCGCGAACAGGAGGAGCGCGAGGCCAAGGAGCGCGAAGAGCGCGAACTGCAAGAGCAGGAGCAGCGATTCCGCCAGCAGCAGGCCATGCGTCTGCGCTACAAGGCACAGCGCCTTAACGACGAAATTATCGAATCACTTTAATGTATAACTTAAAACGTTTTAGGCTTATGAAAGAAATGACTAAGACTCAGATTCAGGAGCGCCAGATGGCGATCATGAGTCGCATGCACGAGATGGAGGATAAGTCTCGTGAAGCAAATGATGGTAAGATTCTGTTCACCGAGCAGGAGTCTGCCGAGTATCGTTCACTCGTTGACGAGTCAGCCGGACTCTCAGCCCGCATCAAGGCTATGGCCAGCGGCAAGGAGCTGCGCGAGATTCAGGAGCGCGAGGAGAAGGGCGCCAAGCTGCGCGAGATGATCAAGAAGTGCGGTATGGAGAAGCGTGCCGAGAGCACCACAGTACTTGCCTTCAAGGACAGCGCTGCCGGTAACGACGACGCTAACCTCGAGGCTGGTGGCTTGATCCCCGTAGAGATTCTGCCTATCATCGACACCAAGGTGCCAGGCATTGAACTGCCCGACGACCTGAAGATGGCCACAGGCGTGACTGGCACTCAGGTAGTACCTTATTCTATCAACGACGTGAAGTTCACCGTAGAGGGTGAGGTTACCAAGGTTGGCGAGCAGGCACTCGACTTCGCTCACATCAAGGCTAACCCACAGCGTGTGGCTGCATCTGTTGCTGTATCGTTCCGCGCGATCGATAACGCGGCATTCGACATCATCGCCTTCATCACCTTCAAGTTCTCTAAGGGTTGGGCCATGTTCCGTGCCCTGCACGTTTATGCTCACGGTCAGTACACCAAGTTGCAGTCACCATTCGCCAAGGTTACACCTGTGGAGCTGACACTCGACCAGAACATCGGTAAGAACCTGGCCAAGGAGATCGCCGAAATGTACGACCTTGGCTTCGAGGGTGATCCTGAGATTATCATGGATAAGACCACCGAGACCGACCTCGCCTTCACCAAGCTGATTCCTGGTACCACCGACTCGAGCCGTACCGTTGTTGAGGGTGGCCGCTGCGTTGGCTACCGCTACAAGGTATCTCCTTACGTTGACTACAAGATCGCCAGCAACGGCGTTGCTTCTAAGGATTCAGGCCGTTACATCGCCATCGGTCACTTCGGCTACCTGGCAGAGCAGCAGCATGGTGAGCTCCGCTTCAATATCGACGGCACAAGTTCTGCCAACTTCGACCGTGGCACAGTAGTTATCGGTATGGATACAGACTACTCACTGACCGAGCTCTCAGGCAAGGTGAACGGCGGCGACGGCACACCACAGGCCTTCAAGCTCATCAAGCTGATTGATCCCGCATCATCGAGCGAAATCTAAAATCTTCTCTTCGGCCTTCTTCTTCTGGGATAGTTCAGCCGCGATGGTCGCCCCGATGCGCAGCAAAGGACGTTCGACCATCCGGCCCTATCCAGGGGGAAGGGATAAGAAACAAAACGTATAACAAAGTCAAAAACTGATATACATGCTACGACTCGACAAGA